CGTCCTTATAAAGGATCGCGGTTGCCTCAAACATCGATCTCGCTCCTGTGCTTTTTCCATTTCATACTTTTGGTTAGATTATTTCACTTCATCTTCAGCGAGAATAATCTGTTGTTGAGCCTCCATCTGATCATTCTCGGTAGTCCGACGTTCTCACGCCGCTTCTCCCACTGCCACTGGGCATAGTCGATGATCAGTTCACCATCCAGTCTGTCGTCCGGATCCAAGTCCGTGATTCCTTCCTGACGGATGGCATCTGCTGCAGCTCCCAGGACTCGGAGGAGTCTAGTGTCGAGCTTATCCGTCGTAATGCCGAGAGTCTGCTTGAATTCAGTTAGTAGTCCTTCGACGTTCATTCTCTCTCCTCCTCTATGATCTGGATGATGTCAGCTTTTCTGGTCGTGCTTTTGATCTGAAGGCCCATCTCCCCGGCATAGTCGAGGAGCTGGGCTTTAGTCATCTCGTTCAGATCTGGCTCACTTTTTGGCACGGCCAGATTTATTCCCCCTGGTTAGCTGTGTCAGGGGCGAATGTCATTGCAGCTGTGGGAGTGGTTCCCTCAATGCCAACAGCAACGAATCCTTCAGCGATAGCCGGCTTGCCGTCGTATCTTGCGGTTCCCTTGAAGACTGTTCTGTCCTGGATGAACATAGCATGTTCAGACTGAGCAAGGGTGATTCCTTTTCTCTCTGCAAGCAGGTAAAGATCGAAGAACCCACCGATGATGACGTTGTCAGGAATGAAGTCAAGAACTTCGATGATTCCGCCAACTACGGGCATTCTGTCAACTACTGCAGAAACGAGCCTTCCGTCTGCTGTAGGAACTACTGTTGCGGCTGCCAGAGCAGTAAAGGTTGTGTCGTTCATAACGAATACCTTCTCGCCTCTGGAGTATTTGCCCTTTGCATTTCCGAAGGCTTTCACGATCTCAGAGATGAGAGCTGCTCCTGTTCCCTGGGTAGCGATAGACTTGATGTTCTTAGTGTGGAGGTCTTCCCAAGGTCTTGCTGTAGCAGGATAATCGGAAGGAGCTTCGGTCTGAGCGAGTCTTGTTACTACGCCGAGAGGCATCTTGACGCCGGTTCCGTAGAGGATAGCTTTGTCAAGTGCGATTCCGATGGCTGCTCCGAGTGCGACGAGAATAGCATCAGCGAGATCTACATCGGAATCTTCCAGAGATGCATTGCAGACTGGAATATATCCGCCGACCTTATAGCAATCAACTTCAACGTCGTTGAATGCGAGATCAAGCTCATTTAAGTTTGCACAGCACTCTGTCCAAACTGCTTCGGGATAGGTTCCTGCGATGACCTCTCTTCCGTTACCATTGACGGGAACTACATTGACGTGCTTCCACAGTTTGGAATACTCGAGCACGTTCTCACGGATCAGGCCAAGAAATACCTCAGGAATTAAAAGCCCTACATTGGTGAGAGCTCTCTTCTGAGACATGCAGCTTCTAACATTCTGAAGGAATTCCTTGACGTCATTTCTCTCAAAAATCACAGCCCTCTGTTCTGTGGGCATCTCTCTGAATCTCTTGAACTTCATGAAATTGATTTCCTTTCTTTCTTTTCTTTCTTTAGGATCCTCGCCGGGTGCCGGTACGGGAGCCTCATCTTTAGCTTCAAGTTCTTCGAGCTCTTTCTCAAGCGCTCTGATCTCCTCTTCAAGAGACTTCTTCGCGTTCTCATTCTCGGTCTCTTCAGCTTCTAAGTCATCGACCATCTTTCCCAGATCAGCCTGTTCCTCTTCAGTTGCAGATTCTTCGATAGCCTGCTCCAGCCCTTCGCTTCTCTTCTTGAAGTCTTCGTCTTTCTTGCTGAGCTCAGCGAGTGCCGTTCTCTTGTCAGAGATCTTCTTTGAAAGTAAGAGTTTTCTAAGCATCTTCTTTTCCTTTCTTAAGTTTGTTTAAAAGTTCTTTTTTCCCGGCTTCAAGTTTCCTCTGTCTGATCTGTTCAAAGTCTTCTCTTCTTGCTTCGACTTCGGTCTCTTTATATGCCGGAAATGTGCAAATACTAACCTCGTAGAGTTTGACCTTCTTGATCGTCCAATGGATATCACCGCTCTCAGAATACTCGGTCTCTTCGTCGAGGATGTCGAAGCCAAAGCTGCACTGGTTGACGTCTCCGCGCTGGACTCTCGCATATAAGTTCATGGCATCCTGATCGTTCGGATTGATCCTGATGCTTCCCCAAAGTCCGCGATCGTCTTCGCGCAGTTCCAGAGTCTGGGCGACATTTCTTCCCAGCACATACATGGTTTCGTGGTCGATCAGAGCGCGGATGTCATCCACGCCCAAAGTCTCACTGAACGCGCCCGGAGCGACTGACTCTGTCGCGCCTGGCCAAAGTTCGTAAATGCTATTAAAAACGGAGAAATAGCCTTCGATCCTCAGCTCTTCTCCGTCTTCTCTCGTTTTGAAATTGGTGAGGCAAGTCCTTGACTGCCTGATCTTTCTCTTTTCCATCATTCTTCCTCCTGGTCTTTCTTCAGCTTGGACTGATTGCCTATATCTTCAACCGGTATGAAGTTCTCCAGAATAACCAGCTTATCAAGTCCCTCCATCGGGCTCATTGCAAGCTTGTCTCTGACTTCGTTTCCGGTAACGACTCCCTTGTCATATAGATTGCCGAATATGTTCGCGATCGTCTCAATGTCCCAACTCTTAAGAGATGTGATATTGAATTTGACGTACCATTTCGGGCTCAGGATCACTTTCTTCGTGTATTCCTGTTCGATCTCCTGGGCGTATGCTTTCAGCCTGGTCTCGATGAAGTTATTCCATTCCTTCTGGTTGAACTCACCAACTCCCAGAAGGAATGCAGGGACACCGATGATTGAAGCGACCGTCCTCTTATCAAGCTGAACTGTGTCGGAGATGGCGAGATCCTTCAAGGTGAGAGGTCTCACTTCCTTCACGTCAAAGTGATCTGCAGGGATGATCCAGGGCGTCCCGACTCCATCCGTCTTGATGTATTCATCCAATAGCTTCTGACGTCCTTCAGGACCAGAGAAGCCTTCTGTCATTCCATCCGCCTTGATGATGATCGAAGGCTTCCACTTGGATGACAGGAATCCTTTCGTGGTTTCCTGCGCCTGCTTCAGATTGTTGGCTACCTCTCTTATAGTCGTCGTGAAGCCTCTTCCCTTCCAGGGATAGTTCGGATCAGGATTGTCGACGAAGTGAAGGACTTCATCCGGATAATACTGTACGCCATCGATCAGGACCTTATACTTATATCCGTCCTGCATGAATCCGACCCGGTACGGAGGTATCGGCTCGAACTCTGTCAAGATTCCGCCACTTGTGTGGACTCTTACGACTGAGTTTCCGGATCCGGGAAGAAGCAGATTCATGACTACTGCTTCCATGTAGGTCCTTCGTGTCATGTAGGAGTTCGGATTGATGTCCAGTTTCCGAGACAATTCGTTCACTATTCGGTGATCTCCGTCTGACTCGTTGCTCATAAGATATAAGGTCATGGACGAGATCAGTTTCGCAATCGCATTACATGCTGCGAAGATCTCCGGATTCTTATCGAGAGAAGTATATCCCATGCAAAGGATCTCCTCCCATTTATCAGACATGACGAAAGCCACTTCCTTCTTTTCTGCAGTATTCGTTTCTGTCTGATTACATTCTCTTTTCTTTTTTCTTTTCTTGCTCATTCGCCCCACCAGGAGGCCGCTCTCGCAGCCCTCTTCATTTCGTTGATATATTGGTAAGCTGCAAAGACCGACGCATCAAAAAGGTCGATTCTTTGAGTCTTCTCGACTTTCTCATACTGGATCATGTCGTCCACCTTCTCGATGCCGTGGACGTTTGAGACGCAGTATTCATAAGCTGCCGAATGTAAATAATATAGATTCCCGTCTTTTGCTGATTTCTCGATATATCGGAAGCCACTTGATTTGATGTTGAAATACTGAGGCTGGTCCTTGATCGGGAATCCTTTGGACTCCATTGACAAGAAGAACTCTTCAGCGAACTTCCGGTCAAATCCGATGCTCCTGATTTTGAAGCCTGATTTCCTCATGTCGATAAACCAGTTCACGATATCCGAATAGTTGACGGTTGGATTGTTGCAGAGCGTCAGCGTTCCTTCATCCTTCCACTGGTAGAGAGGGATCCCATCCTCTTCCTGTTTTCTGATGGCCTGAGTTACCGGGAAGAAGGCGTGAGGAATGATGATGTCCGTGTCGTTATAATGGCCGAAGAGCGCTGTCGCCGTCAGGTCATGCATCTTGGAAAGGTCTGCGCCCCCATACCATTGGATCGGTAGCTTCTTCAGATCTTCCATGGACCAGCTGAACTTCTTATCCGAAGCTTTGAATTCATCAATATCGAAGTAGCTCTTCAGCTGAGCCGTGTATATGTTGAGCGATCTTGAGAGGAAGTCCTTCCTCTGCTGCGGATCGTTCTTCGCTTCAATTGAATCGTGGAGGAGATCTTCTGCTGTGACCGTCACTCCATATGAGAGATTTGCTTTCTGATGCTGGATAGGATCCTCGTAGTCGACGTTGCCCTTCTGGTCCTGATCTGCCCGGGCTACAAGGACGAATAATGAATCGTCCTTCACGATTCCCTTCGCAACCTTCACCGCGTATTCCTGACGCTGATAGCCGAAGCTGTTGACATTGTCTCCGGCTGTCGTGATGCCGATCATCAGCTTGTTTCTGTAGGCTTTCATGGCCTCTTTGAATCTGTTATATTGAGCAGCCTTCTTATATGCTGCAACCTCATCTGCTATCGCAAAGTTACAGTTGAAAGAATCGTGGCTGTCCGGATTAGCTGCCAATGCTTCGATATACAGCTGACCGTTCGGAGATCCATCTTTTCCGGTAAAGCTATATGAGATCGAGTGACTGAAGCTGTTATTCAGGATCTTGAATTCTTCATCCAGCTTCTTATATTCGAGATTGAATTTCAAAAACTCAAAACTCTGAAGCGCTTGCTTCAGAGCATTTGAAATAATGTATATTGTCGAATTCGACGCCCTCTGAAGGATTCCGACGGCGAAGGCCAGGGATGCGATGAAGCTTGTCTTCCCATTTTTTCTTGGCACTTCGACCCACGCTTCCTTATACCTTCGTTCGTTTGTTCCTTTATAATAAAAGCCGAAGAGGTTCACGATGACGAAAACCTGCCACGGCTGTAGGATGAAGGGCTTCCCGAGTAAGGGATTGCCTTCTGTATCTTCTCCTTTTTGATGAACGAAAAATCCTTCGATGAGAGAGCAGACCACATTCGGGTCTTTCATCCTCATTTCCAGATCTTCCCTCTTCAGGTCGTCCAGGTATCTCTGGCAAGCTGCCACGACTTCCTTTCCTGCGATCTGAATTCCAGCGATCACGTCATTTGCAAACTTGTCCGCGATCTTCTTATAGTCCTTCGCTTTCATATCCCTATGCCTTCCAGAATCTCAGCGAAGTTTGATTTCTGGCTGCCTTTCATCAGAGACTGATCTATCTTCCGAAGGCCTGCCGGAGTGAGTCCGAGGTCTCTCCAGTATGTAAGAGCCGTTCGGTTCATGTCATCAACTATGACCAGAGCCGGATTCTTGACTACATTCTTGGATCCATTCTTTGAAGTATGCATCACTACCGGATTGCTGCCGCTCTGAACGAAATTCTCCTGAGCCTTGTCTCTTGTTTCCATGATTCCCGAAAGGGTATCGATGACAGGCTCAAAGTATTCTCTATATGTCCCAGCCTCTTCACAAGCCTTTTTGATTTTTCTCTTCCAGGTTCGCTTCTTGGCCAAAGTATAATCCTCCTATACTTTCATGAATGTCTTCCCACACTTCGGACATGTGCAAGTCTCTGGAGGCTGAAGCTTTTTTAAAGCGTTTTCCGTGAACCCAAAATCCTTCCAGTCGTCGGCTTCGATCTCTTTCATTTCCATTTCAAGGAGATCTCCGTCCCAGGAACTAAAATCGTGGACTCTGTTATCTACGATTCTGAAGGCCTTCTCCTCTTCATCCGTAAGGTGTGAAAGCTGAATACATTCAACTTCATTCATTCCCAGGTTCTTAATAGCCATCAGCCTGGTATGACCCGCGAGGATGACATTCTCCTGATTTATTATGATCGGATTTGTATATCCGAATTTTTTCAAGCTCTTCTGAATGGCTTTGACAGCCTTGTCATTTCTTCGTGGATTCTTCTCATACTCGATGAGATCATCAACGTTTTTGTTTATAGTTTTTAATATAGCCATTGGTCTCCTACCTCTTTGGCAATGTTTGCCATCATATTCGGAGGAACTGACATTCCGCATACATATTGAACGCTGTTATTTTTAAAATCGTAATCCTGAGGGAATGACTGTACGTTCCTGAAATCTTCGTCGCTCAAAAGAAGACGATCATGATATCTAAAGAAGTTTCCTCCGCTCGTTATAGTGGGAGCGACTTGTTCATCGTGAATTATCATGCTTGTGAAATACTTTCCACCTTGCCCGGTTATCCTCTTCGCGACGTCCTCAAGTTTCATATCATTGGGACCAGCCTTTTCCACCAGAGACCGAAGGACTCCCCCGTCTTTTTTAAGTTCTTTCCCTCTCGGGCTTCTTACATCTCCGAACACGATCGGCTTTTCTTTAAAGTCAAGTTTCAGCTTCTGGAATCCGCATCTGTTTGCTATAAAGAAAATTCTATGTCTGCCTTGAGGCACATTCATATGTGCTGCATTTAATTGAAAGACCTGCACTTCATATCCGAGGCTTTTGAACCTCTTCAGAATAAGATTAACGTATCCCTTTGCTTTTCCTTTTACGATCCCAACCACATTCTCAGCAATCACGATCTTCGGCCTTAGTCTTTCAACCGTGTCGAGAAATACAAAGAATAGATCATCAAGAGTCT